CAACCCCTGGCGGAGCCTGCGGGGGGGGCTCGGCAAAGGACCCCGCCCCCCGGGGGGGCTACCGGCAGAGTGGTCCATCGGTGAAATACCGCACCACGACCGTCAGCACCCCGGCCACCAGCCCCAGGCACGCCACCGCCGCCGGATACGCTTGGATCCACTCCTCGCCGGCCACCAGCCCCAGCACGGAAATGAGGGTCGTGGCCATCCCCAGCCGGATCGTCTTGCTCTTCCACCACGGCTTCGGGTTATTCATTGCGTGGTTTCCCTTTCTGTTTTCGGGAGACGCGGGACGTCAATCAGTCGGCCCTTCGCATCGTAATGTCGGACCTCATACTCCAGATCCACGGGGGAACTCGACGCAGGTTGTGGCACCGCCGGCCGAATCGCGTCCTTCAGGAGCCAGCCGCCGCCGAGCAGCCCCGCCGTTATCACCGCCAGGCCCCGCCACCCGATGCCGTTGTGCTGGACGCTCAAGTTCACGTCCTCGTCCTCCGGGATATCGACGGCCTTGTGTGCCAGTTTCGCGGCCAACCGGTCGCGCCACCGCTGGCCGCGCTGGAATTCCCCGTACAGGGAATCCTTATCCGGCAAGATGTCCTTCAAGTTCGGCATCGGCTTCCTCTTGGGATCGCAGCGATTCGGCCACAAACTCTTCGCCGGCCCTCGCCACATCGAGCCCCTGCAGCACGGCTACCCGACGCAGCTCTGCGTGCGTCGGATTGTCGCCTGCTTCGAGTCGATCGATGAGGTCCTGGGTCCGCGACACGGCTGTCTCGTTACTTGGTTTCGATCCCCAGCAGACGGTCGGCGATGATCTGTCGCCTGGAGGCGGCCGCCTCGTAATTCTTGCCGGCGATCTCGACCGTCAGTGCCTGGCCGCGGGCCACGATTGCATTGAAGTTCACGTCGGCCGGCGTGTCGTTGGTCAACTGGTGTTGCGCCTGTCGTGTGTCGTCCGAGTTTTCGGCCGCGCCGAAACCTTGGCTGTGTTGGGGCGTCTGGTCTTGTTGTGGCATCTCGATAGCTCCTCTGCTGGACTGCGCTGAAAAGTGGAAGTGGTTATTTGCGCGGCACGACGTCCCAATACGCGGGCACGGGCACCGGTTCACGCGTCGTCGACGCATCCTTGCCGTCCCGTCCGTGCTTGCCCGGCGGTCCAGGCGGGCCGGGCGGCCCTCGAGGTCCTGCCGGTCCTGCCGGTCCTGCCGGCCCCTGCCGGCCCGTGCACACCTCGACCTGCTCGCGTAGCGTCTGCACCTCGCGTTCCAGGTCCGCCAGCCGCTTTAGTATCGCGGCATTGGCCGGGGCCACGGGCGGCAAGACCGTCGCCGCGGGCGGCGCCTGTGGTTTCTCGGGCATGACCACCACCTGCCGAGGTTTCGGGAGAATGATACCGGGCCGATTCGGATACGGCGGCAGCACCGCCCGCAGAATTCGACGCAACCGGGGCAGGCAGCAGCCGTACGTCGAGCGTCCGGTGGTCGCGGAAATGACCCCCACCACGCCGCCGCGAACGCCGATCATGGGGCCGCCGGAATCACCTTCACGCGCGCCGGTCGAGACGGTCATCAGCTCGAACGCCGAGCCGTCGCGATCCGGCGCCGCGAAGCCGGCCAACTGCCCGGCCGCGTGCCGGTATCGCCCGCTGCCGAAACCCGCAATCCAGATCTGCTGGCCGCGCGTGGGCGTTGCATCCGACAGCGGCAGAGGTCTTATCCCGGGGTCCGCGATCTTCAGCAGCGCCACGTCCCAGAGTTTGTCCGCGTGCACCAGCGTCGCGTTGTACTCCCGGCCGCCCGCCCATACGAACGCCCGCCCCCGACCGCCGGAGTCGCGGAAGGTGTGCCATGCAGTCAGGACATAGGCCACGCCGTCGCGCCGGTCCACGATTGTACCGCTGCCGAGGTCGGTTGTGCTCCCGTACTGGCAGCCAATTCGCACGATCGCAGGGTTTTGCGTTTGCACCGGGGCCGCTCGAACCGGCGCGATCAACTGCGGCCGCCAGCCCTGCGTCGGCACCGGGCACTGGCCCGTGGGGAAGCACTGGCCTCGGGCGATCGGCGGCAACAGCAGCAGCGACAGCACGACACAGATTGATGAATGATGATTGATGATTGATGAACGGTCGAAGCTCATCGGCTCTCCTCGTCGGTGTCGATCTCGCGCAGTTCGCTTTCGGTCGGCTCGACCAGGTCCAACTCGTCCGGAGCGTCCGGGGGATCGACCTCCCGCAGCAGCTCGGTCGTTTTCTGGCGGCGCACCATTTCGTACCGGGCCAGGTCCTCGTCTTTCAGCGCCATCGTGAGCGGTTCGGTCGGGTCCGGCGTGCCCGGTCGCCGGCGGGCCGCGTGCAGCAGCCCCCGAAGCCGGCACGCGCGACAGGGGAGCATCACCAGCCCACCGCACTCGCCACAGCGCCCTTCCTCCGTCGACTCCACTCGGTCCCCTGGTTGCAGCCGGGCCTCGACGCACCGTGCCGAATAATCCATCGGCCGCCGCCCGCTGGCCATGGCCCCGACAGTGCTGCGCGAGACCCGGGTACGACGAGCGATCTCCCGGTTACTGAGCGTCTTGGTCCGCAGTAGGCCGGCCGCCTCGCGTTCTCGGGCGGGGTCAATCAAGAGGCTGCCTCCGTCCCCACGGTAGGCCATCTGCCGGCCGATTCCTAGATCGCTAAGCCTCGCATCTTATCCGGCTTAACAAACCGAGCAGATAACAGGGCCGGCCGGCGGCCGTGGTGCGGTGGCCGTGGGTGCCGATCTGGGCCGCCGACCGACTCGGCTTTTTACCAACTATCGCTGTGATAATTGTACCGCACCGGAGAAGGGGCCGGAAACCCCAGTCTTAGGCCACGGACTCGGCGGCTGCCAGCACGAACTCGAGGTGGCAGCGGTTGCAGAACGCGCAGCCCTCGTCCGCACCGCCGACGTCATACCCATTTAGCGTTTCGACGTTGCCGCAATGCGGACACCTGATCCTTTCGTCCATCCACGATTCATCGGGCTGCGCGTCTTCAATCATCTCGTTCCCTTTCGGATGCCTCGAGGAGGCTCATGCCAATCGCAGGGCGAGGATGCGAACCGCGTCGCGGCACACCGCCCTGATTGCCAGTGGCCCTTCCCCGCCGAGCGTCCCATCACGTTCCGCCAAACTCGTCCACCAGCTTCGCTTACCACCGCCCATGCGGGACCTCACCGCCTTCCTCGTCGCTGATCGATCGCACCTTCTGGCTGACCACCACCGCATCGTACTCGGTGAAGCTCAGCTCCGGATTCGACGCGAAGCGTCCCAGCAGCCGCAACAGCATCGGCCGCTGCGGGAGCGCGAAGTGGAACACGTACCGCTCCGATCCCTTCGCCAGGGCCACCAGGTGCGTGTCTTCAGTCACCTCGTTCCCTTCCGGCCGCCTCCGGCACCCATTGTCAAAGTCACAAGCCAAGTCGTTGTCATCGTCGCAGCCATCGCCATCGCCAAGGCCAGTGCCACCAGCTCAGTCAACGCCACCGCCATCGCCAACGCCATTGCCAAGGCCAAGAGCTAAGTCATCGTCACCGCCAGAGCCATTGCCATCGCCAAAGCCATCAGCTCAGTCATCGCCAGAGCCATTGCCATCGCCAAAGCCATCAGCTCAGTCATCGCCAGAGCCACCGCCATCGCCACCGCCATTGCCACTAGCTAAGTCATGGTCAGCGCCATAGCCAAGGCCAAAGCCACCGCCAGGGCAATGGCCATTGCCAAAGATAGGAGCTAAGTCATCGTCACTGCCACCGCCAAGGCCAATGCCAAGGCCAGCGCCATCAGCTAGGTCACAGCCATTGCCACGGCCAATGCCACGGCCAATGCCACAGCCACCAGCTAGGTCATGGCCACTGCCAATGCCAAAGCCATGGCCAGAGCCATCAGCTAAGTCATCGTCAACGCCACAGCCACCGCCATCGCCATTGCCATCAGCTAAGTCATCGTCAACGCCATCGCCACCGCCATTGCCACAGCCAACGCCAAAGCCAAAGCCAAAGCCACGAGCTAAGTCATCGCCAAGGCCACGGCCATAGTCAAGGCCACAGCCATCGCCATCGAGCTATGCAGCTACGCTTCCGTAAGCTCGACAACCCGGCCCCGGCCAAAACCCATCTTGCGCGAGGCCCCCAGGCCGATCTCCTCGACTGCGTAAGCAAACAGCCGCTTCAAATCGTCCACCTTCGCCGTCGGCTCGACGGCCGCCGTGCCAGTCGCCGTAAACGGCGACCCTTCCCCGAGGTAGCCCCCAATGAACTCGTTCTCCTGCCAACTCCGCTTAGTGGAACCGTCCAGCTTGACGAACCTGGCGTATACACCGTCGCCGTCAGTCCGGTCCGTGCGGAAGTCCGACAGCTGCACCAGGGCCCGAAACGAATCCTTCTCGTATTTGCCGCGGATGGCCTTCGGGGTCCGGCCGACCGTCTCCACGAGGCACCCGGCAAGCTGGTGCCGAGGAATGATGATCGGGCTGGTCTGATCCTTATCGTCCACGCGATACCACTGCCGCTTGGAGCTTTCGATCATCGCGTCGTAAGCATCCAACGTGATACCTTCCTTTTGACACTGCCCTTTCAGCGCCGCGAGCTTCTTGTGCTCGATCTTCAAGCGGTTCACGCCTGAGTGCAGGTCAATAGAGATCACCCGGTCGCACTCCGGCCAATACGGGTGGGCAATGTAGTTTTCAAACTCGAATACACACCTAAGAACTTTTCGGGCCATCTCACATTTCCTTTCGTGGTTCAATTAACGTTCCGTTTCCGTCGCCTCGTTCCCTCTCCGCCGCCTCCGGCCGCATGAATTCCGGGCTGCCACACTTCGGACAAGAGGCCTCTATCCATTCGCGCTCGGTACCGCAACGGGTGCAGGTCCGCCGCAGTTCCGGATCGTCCGCGGCTGGCGGCTTGTAGGTCTTGCGTGCCATTGCCTAGTACCCCTTCGGTCGCTCCAGCTCGACCACCAGCAGGTCGATCAGCCGCGTCACTCGAACCGCCAATTCCTCGGGTGCCATCCCGGCCTCCAGCGTCGCCCGCAGCCCCTCGATCAACCCCTCGCCCAGCACCGGCTGCTGGCTGGTGTCGGGTATATCGCTATCATCCCTCTGCCGTGCCTCGCCGCGGGCCGAGGGCCGGTGGGCCCGAATCAATCCGCGTGCATCCTCGAGGTCGCGCAGCCGAGTGTCGCTCATTCTATCTCCAAGCTGAGGACGTACGCGTCCTCGGACGTCTCGACGTAGTAATCGCGCAGCACGCTCACCGCCCGGAAACCCTGCGTACGGAAAAACAACTGGCCGCCCAGGTTGCGCTCTCGCACTTCGAGCACGATCCGACTGCGGCGCTGAGACGAGAGCTTGGCAACCAGCTTGGCCACCATCTGGCTGCCTACGCCGCGCCGCCGATAGTCGGGCGCCACGCCGAAGTTGAGCACGTGGATTCGAGCGGCGTGTAGCTCATAGATCATAAACCCCACCACGCGGTTCTCGTGTTCGGCGACCATGCCGATGCAGTTGCGGTGTCGCAGGCACCGGACAAAGTCTCTCTCGGGCCAGGGGAACTCGAAGCTCTCGTCTTCGATGGCGAGCACTTCGGGCATGTCGCGCCGGATCATCCAGCGGATGTGAATGCGGACTGCCTGTTTCTGGTCGCTATCCATGCCGGCTCCACCAGCTCACGGGGTCCCGTAGAAGGCCGGGCACTCGAGCGCCCCACCCAGCCGCTCGCCGATCGACTGCTGGGCCCGCTGGATCGCGGTGTCCAGATCCCCGGGCGCCGGCCGAACGCGAAACGTCTTCGAGTTTGTGTCGATCTCGATCAGCAGCCGCACTGGCCAGGGCTCGCGCTCGCCGAACTCCCGATAAACCGGTATGTGGACCGTGAGTTCGTCCGGCAGCTCATCTGTGCCGCTGCACTCGGCCTCGATCTCCAGCCCCAGCGACTCCTGGCCTTTGCCGAGGTTGCTTGCGGCCCGCGTGCTATCCGCCCAGTTCAGTTTCCGAAAGAGGTTTACGGTCTCCGCCGGCACGTCCAAGCTGAACCGCAGGAAGTGCAGCAGTTCGCGCTGCGAAAACGCCGGAAGCTGCCCTCCCGCGGAATCCCGCAGGCGATCCAGCGCCGTCACCTGCTCGCTGAGAGTCAGCTCGAACGTAATCCGGTCGCGACGATCGCTATCCTCGACGATCAACACGACTTCCGTCGCGCTGTACCAAACCACGGGCGTGGTGGCCCCCTCGACGCAGTCGATCAGGTCGGCCAGCGAATAGACACAGTGCGCCCGGTTGGCTGGAGGTATGTCGAACGGAACTACCTTGCCGTCGACGTCGAACCGCTCGATTCGCCCGTCCGCGGTCGGGCCTAGCCGGCGGACACCCCGGGCCTTTTGGGCGGTATCTTGGATTAGGGCCAGTGCTTCTTTCAACATGATCGCATCTCCAAAAACTATCGGATTGAAAAGTCACAACGCTACGTCACTCGTCGGCGCCGTCCATCAGCGTCGACTGTTCCGGGTTGTCGGGGGCATGTGGAGCAAACGACAACTGCCCCTGCCGGTGCATGACCACCGGCTTGGCCGAAGTCGAGTACACCGGCAGCTTCACTCCCACCTCGAAATGCACATTGGCGTGGGTCACGCCATCGGGCTCCACGACCGGGTCGAGCACCGTAGTAAGCACCACCCTGCGCTTTTTGCCGTCCATTCCGCGGTCCATGCAATCACGGACCGTGGCCTGGAGCGCCTTGCGGAAGGCGGCCTCGGCCTTGCCGTAATCAAAATCCTTGAGGTGTTCTAGGTCCAGTTCTACTGGCATCGCTAGCTCCTTTGTTGGTTGAGGGTTCGCGGCCGGCGACAAGTTCAGCCGGCTCGCCGCGCCCGTCGTAGGCGCCTCACCGCAGCCTCCGCCTCTTGTTCGTCGACGGGCAGCTTCTGGGCCACCCGCTCCAACGCCGCTTGCAGTTCGGGCGGCAGAGAGTCCATCGCCTGGCGACTGGCGGCCGCCCGGCCCGCCATCAGTTCGGTTGCGACCGTGGCGGGGATTGCGCGGGCAGGGATTACGGAATCCATGATCTCGCGCAGCCGCGCAGCCGCCGCCCGATTGCCCCGGTCTTCCTCCTCTGACGGCAGCCCGTCGAATTCCGGGATTTTCCGCAACTGGGCCCGCAGGGCGCCGTAGAAATAGGCAAAGGGTTGCCGTACTCGACCCAGCTTGATCGCCTTCGCGACCCTCCGTGCCACGGGCAACACCCAGTCCTCCGGCAGCCGGACCTGTGCCACCACGGCCACCCGCAGCAGAAATTGCCGCCGCTCGGTGTCGGTCGGCGCGGCGCGAACGCCCAGCAGCTTTATCAGCCGTTGGGTTAGCTGGAGTGCCGCGTTCCAATCGATCCGATCCGGATCGATTGATCGATCTGAACTCGATAGAGACTTTTCAGAAGTCTCTATCGAGTTCGATCTGATCAGATCTTCGATCTCGATCGCAACTGGCGTGCCAAACGGTTTAGCCGATTCCGGCTGCCCGGCGCGCGCGCCCGTTGTCTGATCGAGCAGCCCCTTGCCGGCCACCGCGGCGATCGCCGATTCGATCGCCCCAGCCAGCCGGTCGATTGCCTCTGTCTGCCCGTCGATTGCCTCCGCAAGTTTCTCCGTCCCGTCCATGGTAGCTCCGTCCGTGTGCGTCTGGCGGCCCCTGCCTACAGCTTCACCGCGGGCTCCAGCCCGTTGTCCTTGAGTTGATCCCGCAACTGCACGATCTCCCGGCTCTGCGAAAGGCCGGCCTCCCTCAGCCTCTGGTTGGCGCGCCGCTGGCAGCTCACGATCTCTTCCAGCCGGCGCGTGTCGGCCCGCTCCTTCAGCAGCGCGGAGCGCAACCCGGCAACCGACACCGGCAGGGGATCCATCTGCGGCGTCTCGGCGATCCGCAACGGCTGTGGAGCCGGCACCGCCTGCGGTGTCGATGCCGCCGGCGGCGTAAGCAGCTTGGTCTCTTCCGGCATCCGATCGGCCTCCTTACGTTGATAGATAGGAAAGCGGGCCGGCGGCCGGACCTCCTGTCGGCCGCCGGCCGGGAAAATGGCGGTAGCGTCCGTGCTGCCACCGCACCACACTACGCCGCCGAGGCGTCCAGGCTCGGCGCCACCTCCTGTTTCTCGGCGGCCGCTCGGCGGCAGGCCCGCTCGGCGGCCGGATACGTCCGGTGTTTCGATATCACGTCCCATCCGGGACCTTTGCGGCGCTCGGCCCGGTACACGTCGGGAATCGCCTGCCTGCCCCGCCGCGGCCCGAAAATGCAGCGGCTGTAGACCACGCGAAACATCCCGCCGGCCGCCAGCCAGATCCGCCGGCGGCTGGTCTCGGTCGTGTCCCGCCGACACCGCTTGGGGAAAATCAGTGCCACCTTCATGCTCGGCCCCCTTGGGCCGCGGCCAGGCGCTCCCGGTAGTCGTCGGAGATTGCCCATCGCCGGCCGTCGCAAGCGAACGTCTCGTGCTTCAGTGCCGTGGTCACGCCGGCCACCGGGATCCCGGTGGCCTCGGCGATCTGATTCTTGCTGGCCCCCTCGTCGGCCTCCTCGAGGTATCGAAAGATCTTCTCGCGTCTGGCGTGCTGCTCTGCCGCCGTGACCTGCTTCGGCCGGCCGTTGAGCGACCAGTCGAGGCTCTTCCGTGTCAGATCCATGCCCCTGCGCTTCTTTTGCAGCTCGGCGATCTTCTCGTCGACGGCCTGGATCTGGCGGCCCAGCTCCGCCAGCACGTCGGCGTCCGGACTCTGGAACGCCTCCACCAGCGCGCGCGCCTTCGCGGAGATCGCGGAATCCCCGTTAGACGCAGGCGCCTCCGCCTTCACGCCCTTCCTTTTCACAGCCATGGTATCCCTCCTAAAATGGACCAAACGAAACACAAAAAAGCGCCCGGCGGGGGCCAGGTTATGGGTAGCCCGCCGGGCTGGGGACCGGGAGCGCTCCCGGTGGAATGCCTCTTGGTATTGAATGATGAATGATGATTGATGATTGATGAATGGCGATCGGGCCGGACGGGAGAAAGCAGTCGAAGCCCCGCCCGACCACGATCGCGAGCCGCGGGCCAACACGCGGCCCTTCGAGATTGTGTGAGAAAAACGCGGCGGGGCCGGTACCGGGGGGACGTGCCGGCAAGTAGAAAAAAGGGCGGGGCGTCCTGTTCAAAGCGGGTGTTGCGCCGCTTTCGCCCCGCCCCGCTGGTCGGCGAGAATAGAAAAACGGGCGGGGCGTTGAGCCATGCGCAGCCGCCAAACAACGCCACGGCGCGCCCCGCCCGCCCAAGAGAGATGCTGCTGGACCTGTTGGCCCGTGCGTCAGAACAGTTCCTTTTGGACCAGCCGGCCCGGCTGGGGCAATTTGGCCAGGGCGTCGCCCAGGAGCTGCTCGGGGTCCACGTAGTGGTCGATCATCATCTGCATCCCCAGGCCCCGGTGGCCCATCATGATCTGCGCGGCCAGCGGGTTGATCTTGGCCAGCTCCGTCGAGAAGCAGCGGCGCAGACCGTACAGCGGCAAGGTCCGGATGCCGGCGGCCTGCTGCTGCCGGCGGCGGTGCTTGCGGAACGTGCTCTCGGCCTCCGGCCAGTTTTGCCAGCCGAACACCAATCCGGCCGCGCGCCGCAGCGGCTCGATAGCCTGCAGCGCCGGGTCGTTCAGCCAGACCCGCAGCCCATCCTCCCCCTTCGCGATCCCCGTGGGCACGGTCAGCCAATGGCCCGAGATCATCTCCCAGCGGATCCCGAAAAGCATCCCCGGCCGCAAACCGGTGTTGTAATCCAGCAGGATCACCGCTCGCCACCAGGCGGGCGGATCGGCCACCGTGATCCGCGGCGTCGCGCGGGCCGTCGCGCCCAAGACCTCCAGCCAAGACTGGATCTCGTCGAGCTGCAGGCCGGGCTTCGGCGCGCACTTTTTCTTGCGCGGCCCCCTCAGCCAGGGCGGCAACTCGATCACGGCGGCCCCCTCGGGATTTTGGCGGCTGGCCGGACCCGTCCACCGCAGCAGCCGCTCCAGGTTGACCCAGTGCTTGTAGATCGTGTTGCCCGCCAGCACCTCGTCGGTCCGCTTGTGCCGGGCCAGCGCCAAGCGGCCCAGGAACCGCGAGCAGGTCCGCTTGTCGATTTCCCGCAGCGGCGGGTCGCCCGTGAAGATCCGCCAATAGTCCAGCGACTTTTCGTAGTCCTTTCGCGTCCGCAGCTTGTCGCCCTTGGGTGCCAGGCAGTCGGGCCAGGCGTAGCGCCAAAAGAACTCCGAGAGCGTCATCTCCGCCGAGAGTTTTCTTGGGGGGGCAGTGGTCGCCGGACGATCGTCGTCGTCCGGCCAGATCACGTCGAACAGCGGATAGCTCATCCAACAGACCCTCCAGTCGCAGGCTGGTGTGGGCCTCCGTGCGTTTGGGAAAACCGCCGCCTATGGCCCCAATTGCAAGCATAGCTTTTTCCGAAAGGTCCCGCCCGCGACGCGGACGCCCGGCCACCGTCTGAAAGCCGGTTTGCGTCCGCGCCTTGGGTGCGGAACGGGGCCTGGCTGTGAGCGGCCTCACCCCGCGGGTGAAAACAGGGCCGCATGGGCGGCGAACCGCCGACGCGCTCGGCCTCAGCCAATTTTCATCGAGATGAAGGGATCATGGCGGCTGGGAGGCGGCAGCGAGACGGTGACTCACTCGGCGACTGTGGTAACGCCCTCTCGGGCACGGCTTGGATCACCCGCCATTGAATCACCTTTTCGGGATCTGTCAACATGGATTTAGCGGGTGACGGGGCGAGGGGCCGGGCGGGTGAGGGGGTGAGGGGGCGCCTGGGTGACTGGGTGACAGCCGTTCAGCGGCCACTCGATCTTGTGGTCCGGACCGCCGGGGGCCACTACGTGGCGGCCCTTACCCCACCGAAGATACCGGCCCTTGCCCCGCCGCGGATAGCGGGGAAAAAACTTTCCCCAAACCGAGAATTCGGTAGAATCAATAGCGCCGGGGCGGGCCACGACGGGGAATTGGTGATCGATGATCGATGATTGATGAACGGACGATCACCAATCATCCAGACCGGGAGACCAGGCCGATGTGCAAGCAGGAATCGCCCGCGGAAACATCGAGCCCCGTGTTGGAACGTCTCCGCAGGGCCCGCGCCGAGTTGGCGGAAGCCGAACTGGAGTTCAGGCGCAAGATCCCCTTGTGTGCGTCCATGGCATCGGACGGCCACGGGGATATCGAACTCGGCCTGCTCGACGAAGACGGGCACAGACGATACTGCCGCCTCGACCCGGTCGGCGCGGCCGTGCTAGCGGATACCCTGGCCCGGTTCGTCGCCGAACCAACTGAGTTTGATAAGGCGCCCTCTGCGGGGGCGTTTGATTTCCCCGGAGGCTAATGCGCCCCTGATGATTTCGACCGTTTCCGTCTGTTCCAGTTTGCGGTAGGCCCAAATCACGTACGTGCCCCCAGTCCGCGTGTCCCTGACTTCCGTCCTGACGTTTGGCATTGGAAACATGCGTGATTCCTCGAATCGTGTTTTTCCATCTTCGCAGCTCATGCCGCGTGCCTCCGCGATAGTGATTGAGGCGACCTGGGGCGCAATGACCGGCCGGCTCGGCGTAGCCGTTCAGTGTGATGGTCGATGGGTCGTGAGGTTCGACACCGGCTCGACGTACAGTGATGTCGATCCGGCCCACTTCAAGCGCATTTGTAGCGTTCCGGACATGGAGTCCCTTTTGAGCGTTTTGGATTAGGCGACTGCCCTTCCTCTGCGCCCCCGCGTCTCTGCGCGCGATCCCCTTCGGGCGTGACTTCTCGAGGATGCCGCCCGTGACCGCTGGACACCTGGTCTCGGGTGCGAATTGAGGGACGCAGGGTTGCAATACAAACCGCTCCACAGCCCGGGAAGTCCCAGGTGCCAAGAGTTTCCCTGCGCCCCTCAATTCGCACCTTCTGGGGGGAACTCGGGTGTGAATTGAGGGACGCACGGTTGATCCAAACCGCTCCACAGTCCGGGTAGTCCCGGATGTCAAGAGTTTCCGTGCGCCCCTCAATTCACACCTTTGTGGGGGGAAGGGGAACGCGGGATACATTCCCGCTGCCCCTTTCACGCCCTTCCAATCGGGGGCCTTTTAGTTTTATCCCCCCAAACGGGTGGAGGCGGCGGGGATCGAACCCCCCGCCCCTGAAAAACCGCCAAAAACGGCTCCAGCGGCCCCGTACGCACATCCGGCCCGTTTGGGATCGTCCCAGCGCCGGAAGCGCCCCTACGGCCGCCTCTGGCGTCAGAATCACGGCCTGTGATATGATCGACCCAGTCGGATCAACACCACCGGGACCGTGGAGGCCAGGCCGATGGGCAACTACTTCAAGCGACTCTCGGGCGTCGTCGTGATCCTGGCCATCCCTGCTGGATGGATCGCCTTGGCCGCCTCCCAGGGCCTGTCGTACGCGGTAGGCATTGTGTCGGTGGGGCTGGTTGTCCTCGTCGCCCTCGCCGCCCTCCAAGCGCTCATTCTGCTGGACGTGAAGGAAAACCTCGAACTGCTCACCCGGCGCCAGCGGAAACGCGACGAGACCGAACGGCACGCGGAGCGAGACTACCGGACCGCGATCGACCAGACGCGAGAAAGAGAGTTCCGGCAGCGGGCTCGCAACATGGCCGAGATCCGCCGTGGCAAGCGCCGGCGGCTTGTGCGGACGCTGACCCGCTACGCCTGGATTCCGATCGTGGCCGCGGCCGGCGTTGCGGTCGCCGTGCTGACCTACCTGCTGGTCGCTTGAAGTCACCCCGCCTTGTGCCGCCGCCTCCGGCCTGCCCGGCGGGCGGCCCGCCGCTCGTCCTGGGTCCGCTTGGTCCCGGCGCGGTGAACCTTCTCCACGGCGTCCTCGCCGGCGGCCGTGACCGAGCTGGTGGTCACGCCGTGACGGCCCGGACCGTCACGCTTCGGCCCCTCGATGGGTCCCGGCCGGTGCCCGATCCTCCACCGGCGGCAGAACAGGTCCGACCGGGTCAGCAGCTCGTGATACTCCGGCGTCTCGTCGTCGGTCGCGGCTCGCAGCTCCAGCTCGGCGCAGCCGTTGGCGCGAAACTGGCCGCACGTCCGGCAGACCGCCAGCCACCGCTCGACCTCCAGTCCCGGCCGCGTGGCCCGGCCCGTGCGAAACTCACGGTTGATCTTCTGGGCCAACTCCACGCCGGCCCGCCACTTCCTATCCGCCTGGTCGGTTGTCATGGTGTGCCCTCCGGCTCGACCGCCCCTTCGTCTACTGTGCGGTAATACCACCGCGGCTTGCCGATTGGCCTGTCGATCACTCCCGCGCCGCATTGGTGGCCAGAACGTCCGCCGTGGGTGACGGAGAATCCGGCCGCCAGAACCTTCTCTGCGAAATAGGCGCAATCGCAGGACAGCATTTCGCACCCGTCGTCGCTGTACGGGAACCAGAACCACGGGGGCTCGACGGCCGCGAACACCTTTGTTTTCGCTCGCCAAAATGGAGTGTGGAACGAGGTAGGCAAATCCCATGCGTGCGGGTTGTCCGTTTTGACCTTGCACGCCACAACGTCTCCCGGCGTGGAAAGAAACTGGCTGACCCCCGGGTGCGTTGGGGTGACGTCGTAGTCGATGGACAGCACGTCGTCAAAGCGGTCCAGGTTTGGGAGGATCACATCACGGATCGGGGCATTGCGAGCACAGAGATAGGGGCAGATGTTGATTCCGTAGATGTTCTGCTTGGGGAAAGTATCCAGCAGCCACAAGGAGGCAGAAACGCGCATCCGGCGCCAACGGGGTTTTCCGTTTTCGTGAAACCCACCGTACTGATAAGCGAGCACGGCCGTTCGGTCTGGGTCGATCTGGCTGGACTCCAGGACGACTCGCGGTTCACTCATTCGAACCTCTCGATGAATCGTGTCCCAAACCACGGGTCGATGTGATCGTCTTCGGCGTGGGTCGGGGGTCCGGTGAGTACCGTAACGGCACCCTCAGTGATATTGACATTGGTGGTATGGCAATCGTGGGTGTGGGTGAGGTCCCCGCCAGTTCCACCGAGACCTACAGTTCCCCTTCCAGCTACGTTTTCATCATCTTCACCACGGAGATACCTTCCGCGGGTGTCATCGGCACCACCGGAGCCATCCAGTTCTCGCCAGCCGTCTCGAATCGCAGACCCACCCAGCCAGTTCCATGCCTTGATTGTTTTGATTGCATCGTCCCAAATGTCTGAGACGATGATCGGCGTGCCGTCCGGTTCGATCTGGTAGTTGACGATGTAGTCTTTCCAGAGTGCCGTGTCTTTCCCCGGTCCAGTGACCGACACGCCGAGGTACGGGGTTTTCGCCGTGAACTGCGATCCGTTCATAACCCCGTCCCACGTGCAGTTTTTGAGTTCGACGAGTCGGTTGATTACTCCGGGGCCATTTCCAGGCCGGCCATCGTAGTCCATATCCTCCCGTAGCCGTCCCCACAGCAACGTCGCCCCAGCCGCGGCGCCCGTCCAAATCCACCACCGCCCGTTGTCGCGGAACACGAACACGACCGTATCCTCGGCGATGTAGCCTTGCAGGCTGTGTGCCACCACCGCCCCGTCTTCCTGCCGTTCGGTATGCTCCGGCGTCTGGTCGCCTTCGGTTTCTTCAAAAATGCTGTCTAAGAAAAGTATCCAAAATGTGTCGCCTGTTTCCGGGTAGTCGTCGACGTCGTGATCCTCTCGGCAGGTCCGCGCGAGCCGTGGTTGTCGCGGCTGGCCGACCCGTGCCTCCCGCTCGGCCGCCTGGTCGGCCCGTTGACGCAGCTCCCGGATCTCGGCCTGTAGCCGGCGGAGTTCATCGTCGTAGCTGGGCGAGCGGTCATTCATGGAATCAAAACAGTTGTATCGGGTCCAATTCGGCATAGCCGGTGGTGATCCGCGACGTGCCGGCCAGCAGGTCCATTTCGATCCCGGTGACCAGCGCGTTCACGGTCTCGGCCGTGTCGTCCTCACCGATCTCGGTGATCAGGTCGCCAACCGACACGATGCTGGTGATCTGTTTCAATTGCAGCGTAAACGCGGCCCGCCGGTTGCCGTACCACTCATACAAGAACTTGGCCAGGTCTTTCATCGCGTCGCGGTCGTCGCGGACGTACTCGCCCTCGCTGCCCGGAGTGGCTCCGTTGCGGTACTGCAGCTCGCCGTCCAGCAGGTCCACCACCGCCAGCCGGTGGACCCAGTCCAATCGAGCCCGCTCACCCAGGTCGACGTAGACCACGCGGGACACGTCCTTGCTGGCCGGCACGTCGTCGTCTGCCGGATATCGCTCCTCGACCGACGCCTCCAGTTCGATCATCACGGTCAAGATGATCGTCTCCCAATCGACCTCGTCGGCCAGCAGATGCTGCCCGCCGGTTGCGCTGTGCCCGTGTATCTTGACGATCACACCCGGGGCGTCGGGCTGCATGCGCACCGATGCCGCCCACTGGCGGCCCGCGCCGGTCGCCACGTCCTCGCCGGTCCGCTCGATGCCGGCCGTATTGGCCAGGCGGTCCAGGTGCCTGTAGCGAGTGGTGGTGGCGCTGTCGGGGTTCTCGATATCCGGAACCTGGATCAACGCCAGTGGCGGCGGGAGACTCCGGGGGCTCGTCTCCAGTGCCGCGTCTCGCAATTCTTTAGGCAGGTGTCTGGCGAACCGCAACTCCGGCATGTACCACGTGACTGTCTCCGGATAGAACTGCGATGAATAGCTCCCCGTCCCGTCGCCTACCTTGCCGTCCCAGTCTGCCGGCAGGCGGAACCACGAATAGACCCGGTGGAACCGCTCCTCGGTCTGCCAATCGGCAATTCTCGCTTCCTGCCGGTCGGTGTCGTCAACTCCCGTCAGGTCCGGCCCATCCGTATAGGCCGTCTGGTCGGCCGTGGTCCAATCGGCTTCAAGCGTGCCGTCGGCCGCCCCGAACGACACCACGGCCCGCCGGCGTGCCCCGCGAACAACCACTTGGTCCACCTGGTGGTGGGCGCTATCGCGAAGCCCGGCCATCACGTCCACCGCCCCGTCGATCGCCAGGCCGTCCGAACCGAGCTGCACCTGGTTCGGATTCGCCTGCTGGGTCTTGCCCGACGGTAACGTAAGCGGCGAAGCGTTGAAAGGAGCCACGTCCAACAAGATGGCCGGCCCCGCCGCCGAGTTCTCCGGCCTCAGCGACCACGACAACAATCGCCGCCGGTCGCACAGTTCGTTGATGATCGATCGGATCGACCGTCCCGCCGTCTTCACCACCGGTCGGTCCCAGTCCGGCAGCACGGCCTTGGCGTCGGCACTGAGCTTCCAGTCGATGTGGCTCTCGCCCTTCGCGTCCTTCGGTGCGTGGAACGTCAGGAGGTAGTGCAGGATGTCCTTCGTGCTCCACCAGTTCGCGTCGTACAGGTCGTGGGCGAACACGTAGGCATTATTGGTCAGCGGACTCCTGCACCGGTTGCCCTCGTCGTCAAACGTGTTCGGGTCGTTGAACGTCAGACCACGTCCGATCTCCTCCTCGTCGCCGTCACTCTTGCGAACCCAGCTCGTGTCGAAAAACGTTCGCAGCAACAGCAGGTCCAGTCCCTCGGCGGTAAACAACTGGTCGCCGGTTTCCTTGGGCGCGTCGAGCCAATCCATCGCCCCGTCGCGCCGCCTCACCACGTCCGTGAGGATGCCGTACCAGATCAGGTTGTCGCCGGCCTGGGTGATTTCGATCTTGACGTATTGATCCAACAGATCGAGCGGCGTCTCGTTGTTCCACACCGCTTCCGTGGGCCGCAGCAATTGCCCGTACGGCCACGATATCGTGGCCTCCGGGCGCACGGAGCCCGATGCCCATCGGACCGTGTTGGCGTAGAGATACGCGCGCGGGGTCCAGTCATCGCCCCACGCCGCCCGCGTGGCGACGGTGTGGACCGGCGCCTGGTGGTGCAGGTCGCCGTCGGCTGGAATCAGGAACGCACCGGGCATGGGTCATCACCCGAGGACAATCGCGATCGTGAAAACGTCGGTGCCCGTGCCGGCCAGATCGATTTCGCAATCACCCGCCGAGACGTCGTCGAGCAGGTCGTCGAACTGGAAAAGCCACGGCTTGGTGCAGCCCGCCGGATAGACGATCGGGTTGGCTCCGCCAAATACTTCGTACGGATTAGCCGCTCCCTCACTAATGGTCAGCGCCCCGTTGGTCTCGGCCCCGCAGATATAGAGGGCCTGCAACTTCTTGCCGGTCCCGTCGATCGTGTCCTGGGACCCGCCCGCCAATGCCGTCAAGTCGATCGTGGCGGCGGCGGCCACCAAGGCCAGCGATTGCACCGACACATAGACGCCCGGCGGATCCGAGCTGCCGTTGTATGTGGTCTGCGATCCGACGTTGGGCCGGCTGAACGCTTTGTCTCCTCCGACCAGGCCCTTCAGGGTGTCCTCTATCGTCATTTGGGCCGTGATTCGCAACGTACTGATTTCTGAAACCGACATGTTTATTTCCCTCCTATGGGTTTGTGATTGCGATCAGACCCCAATGGCAGACCAGCTTTGCCAGGCTGGGCGGGTTCAGTCCGCCGGAAGATCCGGCGACCGGCGAAATCCTCGCGTCGCGGACGTCCAGCACAGCGACCTTGAAGTTGCCGCCCGTGAGGGCACTGAAGTCGTGACTGTCCTGAACCAACAGCACCGGGTCCGCCCCGATCAGCGCCCGGTAGCCCGCCAGCGTCACGTGTGCCGTCGCCAGGTCCGTCTGGTCTACCGCCGAGCGGAGCGTGAACGGCACTCCGCGCACGCCGGTTTTCCGCAGCCCCACCCCGTCCACGCCCGGCCGCACGATCGGACGATCGATCTGCTCGGTCGGCACCGCCACGCGGCCGAGTAGCGTCAAGAACTGGTATCCGCTGATGCTGTTGGCCATGGTCTAATTGTTCGATTGCTGGACTGGGCGTGTCCGCGCCGCGGCGCTTATGGCCCCGGCTGCATCAAGAAGCGCCTGGGCGGCAGTGGCCATCACCCCCGCGCTTCCGCCCGCCGCCTGGGCTGTCTGGAGTCCCTTGCGGCCAGCAAGTTCGGCAGCCGCGCCCGGAGACACCAACGCCTCCGGCCCGTACGCCATCTGGGCGGCCGAGCCCGCCCATCCGAGGCCCCACGCCGTGGTCTCGTCACCGCGGGCCAGTGCCGCCCCTTGCATTTGCGTTATAAACCCCTGCACTCGATTCGTTGCGATACCCAGCCCCACCGCGGCAACCTCCTTTTGTCCCTCCGCCCGTTCGCGCTCGCGTGCCGCCTTCACTAGCCGGCTGCCTTCGCCTATCGCGATGGTCTTTTCGATCGCCCCGGTCCGCTGCCCTTCCTCGATCTCGGCCTGTCGAGCCCGGAGGGCGCCCGGCTCCAATAGCCGATAGGCCCGCAGTCCGCGCACGTCCAGGAGTTTTTGCAGATCGGCGGGGCTCAGGTTTTGGGCGCGGATTGACTCCAGTATATTGGCGACCGGCTGGCCCTTGAACTTCTCGCTGTAGCCCTTCACCGCCAGTTTGTCCAACATCCGCGAGACCGCCGTTGACGCCTCGTCGGGGGAGTAGACCTGCGAAACCATGGACACCGCGGCGAACAGCTCCTCGTCGCTCATCCCCATGGCCTTGGCCGGTCCGCCGGCCTTCGCGGTAGCCTGCAAGATGTCCGCCATGCCCACGTCGGTTACCGGCGCGGCGGCGGCAGTGGCCTTGCTGAAAATCTGCTTGAATGTCCCAGTCTCTTTCTTGCCAAGGGCCGCCTGGAGCTTGCCGGCCTTGCCGATCATGCTGCCCACGCCCTCCTCACCGGCCACCGTGGCCAGCCGGGACACGAATCCCGCCTCCCCCAGTGCATCGGCCGAGCCCAGTTGAAATGCTACCCGTCCGGCCTCCTGCATCGTGCGGGCCCCGCCGGCGCGGCGTATGTCCATCGCCGTTTGCTCCAGTTGGGCCATCTTCGCCGGGTCGCCCTTGGCCAACTGGGCCAGCGAGCCCATGTTGAAACTGGCCTCGCGTTGCTTCTGTGCGATCTCCTCACGCGCCTGCTGCTGTTCTCTAAGTGCCTGGGTGACGAGCGCGACAGCGCCCGATACACCCACGAAGCCCATTGCGTAGCCCTGGAGGTCGGCCAGTGCGCGCGCGCCAAACGCGCTTTTGCCCGCCTGGCCGGCTCCGCGATACTCCGCCTTCAGTTTCCCGACCGCCCGCCGGTACGTGTCCTGGGTCATGCCGGCCTCGCGTGTCAGGCGTCGCAGACGTTGCAGCCGGCTTCGGTATTGCTCCATCGGGCTACGGGTGTCGTCATAGACCCGCTTGGCCGCCCGGGCGAGATTCCTCTGTTCGGTGGTCAGCGCTTTGGTCGCGGTCAGCTCACGCTTCTTGATCTGGGTCGCCTGCTTGCCCAGCCCCGCGATGGTCGCGGCGTGCTGCTTGGCCAGGTTCAGCGCCTTTATCTTCTCCCTGACCGTCTCCTTAGTGGCGTTCTGGACTTCCTTCTCGGCCGCCTTGACGGCCTTGGCCGCGTCCCGGCGCTTCTGCTTCAGACGACCCTCCGCCTCCTCGGCCCTTTTCATATTGGCCAGGTGCTGGGATATCTCAGACGTGATCGTGAGTTGGATCTCGGCCATGATGTCAGAATCGCTGTGTGGTTTGCCGTTGAATCCGCCGCAGTCGGCGGCCAATCCAGGAGTCGTAAACTTGGGCCAGCTTGCGGCCCTCCGCCGGCGAAACCCGCGTCAAGTCCTTGCGCATTCCGGCCGGAAGGCGATTCATTCCCCGGGCCCCAGGCAGCTTGACGCGAATCACGCTCTCGGTGACCTCGACCCGCGCACCGATCGGGGCCGACGTCCGCAGACTGCCACCGTGGACCAGCGGGAGGATCTCGCCCGCCGCCTTCTCCGCCGGCCCGGCGTGCCGCCGAAACGACTTGCTGCCGGGGCGGAGCCGCTGGTTCTTGCGTGGCCGGTAGCCGTACTCTCGTCCCCCCGCCTTCGTGAAGTGTTTATCGAGGAAGTTCTCCAGCCAATATCGGCCCACTGCCTCGCCCGCGCCCTTTAGGATCTGCTCCCAGAGCTGGGGCGTCAGGTTGGCCGAGCCCGGCACTGCCCCCTTGTGTACGACTTTGATTTCGTAGATCATCGGCGTTCAGGCCAGCTTCGGCACGAAAAACAGCTCCAGCACGCAGTCGACGGTCCCCGAGGCGCAGGCCAGCTTCATGCGGTCCATCGCGCTGGACACCGGAAACTGCCAGGTCCCGCCGCCGCCCAGCGCCACGGGGGTTCCCCAGTCGCTATCCTCCACGGTGATATCGGAGGCCGGGGTCAACGCGATCCGCACCGCCTGGCCGTCGGACGGCAGCGACTTGTTGCTCAGCAACGCCAGCGCCGTGGCCAGCAGCTCCGCCACGGTTGTGGCGGTCACGGTCACCACGATCGTGCAGACCCGCCAATCGGAGAAAACAGTTCGATTTACCGCGCTCATCTGATTACCCTCTCGCTGTTTGCCCCGACGTGTCGCGGCGGAGTAGTTGTTGTGTCACTCGCCCCGTGGAAAGCTACTGCTTACCGTAAACCGCGAATATGTCTCGCCGTGAAACCTGCCACCATTCAGCAGTGTAGTCGAAGGATGCCCCAGGTCCGTTGTCTCGACTAGCCCCGCCCCACCACAGCACGCCATCTGCTAACTCGAGAATCAGTTGGTTGTATTTCAGCCATGTGTAGCCGCTCAATCGTCTGGCTACTTGGGCCTCGTGTGTATCCGGGAGTGGGTGTGACTGCCAGAGATCGTAGTATTCACAGTACGGCATCCCGAGAACCGTGGTCTCGGGGTAGAACCGCCGACAAGAATCAAGCGTCGTCTGAATCCATTTCAGCCTTTGGTCAAACGTGTTGAATAGAGGCGGCAGATTCAAGCGGTCATAGAAGTATGGCAACAGAAAATCCACTTCCTTCGCCAACGAATGACAGGCAACGAGAATCTGCTCCCTTCTGCCCTCCAAACCTGGATTCAGTATGAAATCGATGCCGGCATAAGGCACTTGACCGTAGAAACCGAACTTCACGTCGGGACGCTCATTCTTGGCTACATCCAGAACGTCGTGGAACCAATCCAACTCTTCTTGCTGGAAGATGTACCACGGAGACTCTGACAATGGCTGACAAATACGATGTGTCGTGCCCTCGATATTCAGCCAGCACCGTGAGTTTCTTGGAATCGCCCCGGTGTTGTCGCCCCGGGCCAAGATTCGCCGAAACTTGTTTTCGTCTATCGGCCCGGTAGAGTCATAGCCGCCAGACCCGTTTGACGGGAAGATGCTGTTGTGAAACAACGCCGGCATCCGGGTAGACCCATAAGGTTCCAGCAGCTTGTCGCAGAAAGCGTGCGGAGTCAGGCTGCCTTCCGGGTCCGAAAACAGGAAGTAGTGGTAGAAGCGTTTCATGCGGCTAGTCTCCCAAATGCCTGGGGTTGCTCAGGTTCAACTGCACCCCCAAGTCGGGTAGATCGCTAAACAGGAATCGGTGATGGATGGGGATGCTCAATTGAAATCCTTCACAGTTTCCCAACCCGCGCCTGTATACATCATCAGCGAACCATCAGCACCACCCGCGTCAGTATCGTAGAACAATGCCCCTTTTGTCGCTGGACCAGGAGTCGTGCCTTGCGGAATAATCAGCCCAGTCGGGATAGTCGTGTTCCCGCTGGCATCTATTTCGAGACCGTTGTTAGTGCCGAGCGCACTAGGAGCAATCGCAAACACGCTTGCCGATGCGTCCCACCCCATCGTGGTTTTGCTTGCTGGAGTTGATCCGTGTTGGAAATGGAAACGAGGGTCAAAGGAAGCACCCGTAGATGCTGTTCGGGAAGTAATGTTTACGGCAGCCCCACTCGTGTCGTCTATTCGCAACCGCGAGTTCATCACACTCACAAACGTAGCTCCGCTCGTCTCCGTGTTGCCGTAGAGGTCTCCGTCATCACCCGCAGCCCAGTGGAGCTTGCCCCGGCCGATACGGTGAAGCGGAGTGCCACCGGGATCCTCAATCGCCGAGTAAAACACGTCGAAGTAGTTATAGCCAGGCCGCCGGACAAGGGCAGTTTGGTACACTGCCTCATCCCATGCGGCACCGCCACCACCCCCGAAAACCGGCACCCCATTTACGTCCCAGTTTTCTCCGTCATAAGAGCGAGCGAAGAGTAAAACAGAAGAATTCGTCCAGAGCCCATAAAAGGCATCACCGTCCCAAATCATGTGAATATGCCAAATATCTTCGCCCGCGTCAGTAGTGATCGTACAAGTCGTGCCCGAACTGAAATCACTTGTTGGGCTGCTGGATGTCCGGAGATTGATCTCCCTGGGACTCGCCACGTTATCCACAGTCCACAGATAATAGGTCCCGTTGACGTTGCGGACAATCGGGGACATAATCCCCTCGGTCGTGTTGACAATCGGGCCGATCACAGTCGTCTCGGCAGACCACGTTTCGCCGTCCGTGGACGTGCGGCACATAATCCTGCCGTCGTAGGCGTCCTCTGTCTTGAGCATTTCGCGGTAGTAGCAATACAGCGTTCCATCGTCGTACATCAGACACGGATCGGAATTGAAATCGGTTCCAGCCGTAGGACTGTCATCAATCGGGTTCCCCGCAATGGCCGTCCAAGTCGTTCCGTCGTCGCTGTAGAGAATCTCGGGGTTTTCCAACGTTATGGACGCCCCAAAGAATGGGGACATCACCATCCACCAATTATGACCACCAAAACCACCAGAAACATACAGTGAGTCAGGGTGCACACAATCGTTGTCTGAGTTCGACGTAGGCGTAGTCAGCGGTGCCGACGCCCGCTCGAATGTAAACGGCGTCTCGTTATTATCCGCCGTCACCACCGGGATGTAGCTCTGTGTCCGATGGTTGTCGATTTTCGGTCGCCACCGCTTGATGACCTTCCACGCTCGGTAGCTGTTGGCCGGGATCCCCGCCCCCAGCACCGCCACCGCGATCGCCGCGAAGACTAGCCCCACCGTCGCCGCTCGCCAACCTCTCATCGCTCGTCCTCCGCGTTTCGCATGTGCCCTAACCCCGCTCCTCGTCCAGCGCCCACAGATCAACCAGCGTGGGCCGATACCCCGGCCGCAGGCCGGCGGCCCACTGCCGCCAGATCAGGCGCCGGCTGCCGATTCCCCTTTCGGGGCCGCCTCGGTCTGTTCCGCTTTTTTTTTAGCCGTCCATTCTTTCATCGTGGGCCAGTCGACCGCCGCCCAGAGCAGCTCGGCCGCCGAGTTCTGGTCAAATAGTCCCAGCAGCGCGATCTCGGCTTTCTGGAGCCGGTAGTTGGTCGCCAGCACCACCACCGCGGCGTCGTTACGGCCGGCGAAGTCGAATTCCAGCGTGCCCTCTTCCGTTTGTTCGGCCCCCATGATCGCGTCCCACCAGGCCGCGGCCACCTCCCACAATCGCGCGTAGCGGCGCACCAGCTCTCCCTGGATCCACTGGCCCTCGTCGTCCACGCCGGTCAACCGCGGCAGCGCGGTGTAGGCGACCAGCTCCCCGTCCATCTCGGCCAGCCCGCGGGCCACCGGTGCCAGCCACTGCTGCCCATCGGCCAGGTCGACCAGGTGGCCGTCGAGCTGCTTGTTCCGGGCCACGTCGGCGGGCCTCAGCGGCTCGTCCAATGTCCGCCCGACCCAGGCCCCGGCCGGATTGCCCGGGATTTTGAGCCACTCCTGCGCGGACCGCCGGTGGTCGGTCCAATAGCCGTGATTGCGGGGTTGCACCCGCGTCGAGTCCGCCAGCACCACGCCGGCGCAATCGTCGGGCCCCCGCTCGACTCCCCGCGGCGTACAATCGTCTTCGAATGCGTACGCCAAGCCCAGCTCGGCCACCTGGCCCAGCTCGACGTGTTTCCGCTGAGGTATGAAGTACAGCAACCCGGACATAGTGGCTCCGCGTCAAGTGATGGCGCTGGCCGTATTGATCGCCAGCGGCAGATTCGTGCCGTCCCACCTCATGGGCAGCACCAGGCTTGACTCCGCGGCCCCCTGCCCCTGTGCATCGAAAACCGTGTCGATGTACGCCAGCCCCGCGGCCGTGAGCTTGATATGTTCCGCGGTCTCGTCGATCACGAACCCCGTGGCCGACCGCTTTCTGAGGTAGATCGCCGTGTTGGCGTGGGTGGTGTCTTTCCCCAGCAGCGGAATCACCTCCGCCCCCAGCCAGTCCGGGTCGATCCCGCGCAGCGTAAGCGTGGGCGTGATCGTTTCGATCGAAATGAACGTCGGGAACAGGTCCGAATCTCCGGCCTCCTGCTCGATCTTGAGGCCGAACTCGATATCAAACTGCCGGATCTGCGTGAGAACTTCCGTCTCGATCGTGACCGGCCCCAGCGTGAATCGCTCGTCGTCCTCCTCGGCAGTCGGCAGCGACTGGCTGGCGGTGACCGTAAAGGGCGCATTTAATCCGTCGTAGTTCGACAGAATCCGGCACGTCAAGACGGCATTTCCACCGAAGGCGCAAGAGAGATTCCCCAGCACCAACATCCCCTCGGTGAAGTTGTACTTGTTGTGCGACGCGGCCCCGGCCCGCGTCCCCCCGGCCGCGTGCTTCTGCAACCAGAGATTGAGCCCATTGGCCTGCGCCGAGATATCCAGCCCGGTCAGACCGATCGCCGCCAGCGCCGTGGCCAGGTGATACGTCGCAAACCGCCCACCCGGGTTCTGGCCGGTCAGTGCGTACCATCGCGGATACGGCTCGGCCGAGGTCGCCTCGACGTCCACCTCCGAATTGGTGCCCAAACCTTGCGAGGTGATCCCGCTCAGAAGGATCGGCTCGGTGTCAGCTATCTCCACCGCCGACAGAGAATACTTCTTCGTGATAGGCATCGTTGTCCTCTCTGCGTCTCCGCGCCTCTGCGCGCGATCCTCTTCCTCTGCTACCAGCTCACCCTTAAAATCGCCGCCTGCCAGATCCCCTGTGCCTCGACCTCGCCGGCAGGCGTCCAGAACGGCCCCTCGGCCAGCACGATCCGCTTGCAGGCCAGGTAGTCGCCGTTGTTGCTCAGTCCGGCCAGCGCCCCCAGCTCGTCCATGATCCGCCCCAAGCTGTTCTTGAACGTGAGGTTCGCCACGCTGGCGGGCTGATTGCCAGAGGCGTTTTGCTCGAACCTCAAAAGCAACTGCCCGCCGTCGCCGAAATAGAACTTGTCGCCGCCGGCCTCCAGATCCTTTACCAGGCCCTCGGTCTCGGCGGTCCACACGATCACGAAGGGCCGCAGTGCCACCAGCTCCTGTTGCTCGTATGCGTCTGCCTTCCCGTCCGGTTCCGGCAGTCCCTCGTGGAAGATGTGCTCCATCGCCGCGGCCCGGTCGGCCGCGCCGACCCAACTGCGCAGCGTGTCCGAGTCGCCCAGCGTCTTGCGCAGCGCCTCTTGGGCAAGGCTGATACATCCGGCCGGTTCGGTCATGGGGGGCAGGGGTTAGGGATTAGGGGATGGGGGCTAGGGAAGTAGCTCGCATCAGGCGGCCCTCGACGACCTGGATCCGCTCGGCCATCCCGGCCGCGCATCGTTCGGAGGCCTTCATGCGGGCGTCCATCCCGCCGGCCCACCACAGCAGCCCGCCGGTCTGCAACACCAGCCCGGCCAGCACCACCCCGGCGGCCGCCCACAGCGTCTTCCTCAGTCCGTTCTTGTCGTCGTTCATCGTTCGTCGCTCGTGGTCTTCGGAGTCACTGCTCTCTAAATCCCGGACGCGAAACCTCCGCCCGTCCGGGCCACTTCAGCTCCACCACGGTTGCCACCTCCGACTCGGCCACCTTTGACTCCACGCTCCACACGTCGGAGCCGATGGTCACCTTGCCTTTCATGGCGATCTCGGCGACATCGACCTTGAAGATCGTCACCTCGTGCACGCGCCGCAGTGCCTGCCCGCCCGAGTCCTGTTCCCGTAGGGTCTCTTCCTCGTCGACCAGCGCCGTGCAGGTCGTCTGCGTCCCGTCCGGCGCGGTGTAGGTCACCTCGCTGCCCAGCTCGTCCTTCAGGCCCGGCACCGCCGACTCGGCAAATCGATCGGAGAGTCTCGACACGGCGTCATTCCGCCTTTCCGCCCCGGATCAGCCCGACCAGGTCCGCCAGGCTCAGCCCCGGCTGCAAATGCACCACGGCCAGCGGTTCGCCCGCCGGCTGGGGCACGCCGTTGACCATCCGCTCCCGGCTCAGCCTGACCACCACGGGCCCTTCCATCGCGGCCCGCTCGGCGGCCACCAGCCGGGCCGAGTCGTCCACGATCAGCCTTTCCAGCCGCGCGGCCAGTTTTCGCAGCACCTCGTCGCAGGCGACGATCCGCTCTCTCACTCCCCGGGCACCTTCCACGGCCCGCGCCGGCCACGGCACACCCGGCACCGCCGCAGTCACCGCCGGTTCCGTCGCGGCTCGAGCACCGACGTCCGCGTCGCTGTCGGCCGGGGGCTCGCAATCGTGAGGGGGTGAGCGGGTGAGGGGGTGAGGCCCGACGTTCGCGTCTAGTTCCTCTGCCATGGGTTCTTCTCGGATCTGGGTTTAAGGGTCCGCCTTTTCGAGCCTGCTTCCCGCCCGCCGGCTCAGAGAATTGTGGTTAAGAGGTGCCCTGCCTCGGCGTACATCACCTTGATGTCCCGATCGTATCGGGCCCGCAGCACACTCCCGCGGACCTTCTCCTCACGATACTCCTCGGTGATGATCGCCAGCTCTTCGTCGCTGCCCAGCCCCGCGTTCTCTTCGCTCCACATGAACGTCCGGCCGATGCACGGTTCTTTCGGATCGTTCGTCTCGGCCACCCTACAGACCATTACGTAGGAGTCCGACCATATGCGGCTGATCGCGGCCGACTGGCCCTTCTTGGCCGTGTTTTTGATCCCGCCGGCCACGATGATGTACTCCAGACCGAAGAGCTGAGAAGCCACGGCGTGGTTGAGGTTCTTAGGATCGTCCGATCCGCTGTACTTGAGCAAGTCAACGACATTTGCGGTTCTCATCGCATACCACAACTGCCGGTGGTTCATCACGACCGCGTTCGGCTCGAGGCCCGAGTTGTCCTCGACGTATCGCTTGGCGCCCTCGATGTCCTCGATCGGCGTCCCGCTGGCCGCCACACTCCACTTGTTCGAGACCGCGGTGGCCAGGCTGGCACCGGTCCAGACCGCGGTGTCGTACAGCGCCGCCGCGCAGGCGATTTCGTAATTCCGCAGCAGCATATCGACCGCCCGCTGCGCGTGGATGTCCTCCGCGTCGAAGACGTCCCGGTAGACCTTCAGCGTCCTGTCGTCAAGGGGCTCTTCACGTGCTTTTTCTTGACACGAGTAGGAGTAGCTGGAGATTTCGAAATCGCCCCGCTTGTATTCTCCACCGGGCGCCCGATCGTCCGGTTGCGTCTCCAGTAGGGCCTCCAGGGGGATCTTGCCGACGTCGGCCGACTGGGCTCCTACCGGCACGGGCCGGAAGACCTGCGGAGCGACAAACTTCTTGCGGCTCATCGCCAGGTCGAACTCGGTGAACGTGGCCGAGAGGTCCAGCCGCGTGATTGCTGTCGATGGAAGGGCCATTGTGCTCTCGCTCCTGTTGAAATAGGAAAGGGGGCCGTGCGATTGCTCGCGCGGCCCCCTCAACGGGCAGCGAAAGGTTGAGGCTTCTCCCGGTAGCGAACCGGTTCAGCCCTCGAAGTAGCCGGCGAGCTTCCGCCGGCCCCGTGTCAGTTGTCAGTCTCCAGTTGTCGGTTGTCCGCAGTGCCTATCGCACCGCGGTTATCAGGCCACCAGCCGCTCGGCCTCCACTCGCACGTAGTCCACGCGCATGTCGAACGTGGAGTCGTTGCTCGTTTTGGCGGCCATGAAGATCGGCGTCAGGGTTCCCGTGTAGTTCGAGATGTCGAAGGTCGTCGTGGAGAGTAGCCGCGTCCACGCGTTGGTCCCCAGCAGCCGCGTATAGAACTTCACGTCGGCCGTGTCGGAGCAATCGATCTTGAACTCTCTCCATTCGCCCTCGACGAGATTCACGAGGGTGTCGGTGGCCGCAATGTCGTTGGTCCCGTCGTCGCTGTGAACGTCCAGGTCGAGCGTGGCCCCGTCCACGTGAAAAGCGACGAAACAAGCGATGGCCCCGAAGTCAGTTGCGTGATCATCACTCGATAAACCGAAGTCAAAAGTTACCGCAGAATGGTCACCTTTGTCTTCGATATCGACGATGGCGTAGAAGATTGGGTTCTGATCCACGTCCACGGGGCTGTTCTCCATGAACAAGGATTCCACCGCAACCTCCGCGACGGCATCGGCGGCGAACGACAGCACCCCGTTGGCTGCATCCACGCTGGTCACGCCCAATCCGTCGGTCTCCAGCTTGGTCCACTTCGTGGCCGTGAGTGCCGTGGCGGCCGCGTCCCAGTCGCCGGTGAAGTCGTCCTCGATCAGGATCCCCGGCAGCGCGTCCTGGACGTCCGCCCGAGCGATCGGCAGCACCTCGACCTGGTCCCCGTCGGCGGTGGCCGTCTGCAGCGCGATCCCCACCGGGTTGTTGTTCGGTATGTCGTCCACTTTGCCGCCCTCGGCACCGTAGAGCACGTCCCGCACGGTAAAGGCCCCCGCGGCCACCATCAGCCGCGTCCCCTGGGCGTTGTTCAGCACCACCGCCGCTTGGGCACTGGCACCCAGGCCCGAGACGATGTGCCGCTGTTTGAGCGTCCCCAGCCCGACGTCCTCGGGCCCGCACACGGCCAGCCCGTAGGTCGCATCGAACTTCACCCGCAGATACGGGTCCAGCGCCTGCGTACACGCAAAGGACCCCACGGGCCCGTCGATTACCTGCATGATCTCTTCTCCTGCTGAATGACGATTGTGTTTTGTCTTTCCGCGTCTCCGCCCGCGATCAGCCTTGCAGCTCGAACCGCTCGCCGATCAGCTCCTGCACCTTCCGGTGGGGCTTGTTCGTGGCCCGCAGCATCGCCTCGTGCAGCCGCCGATCGCCCTTGGCGACCGACCTGATGGCCTGCTGGCGGGTCTTGCCGGCGGCCATCTGCTTGCCCATCCGCTGGTTGAACTCCGCCACGGGATCGTCCCACTCGCCCCCGCCGGCCTCCGGATCCGCGCCGCCGGTCCCCAGCGCCTTCTTGATCCCCGGGCTGGCGGCCTTGGCCTTGGCGTCGGCGATTTCCTTGTCCTTCGCCTCCAGCCGGCCCTGCAGCTCCGCGGTCCAGGCGTCCCTGGCCTGCTCGACGGTGGCCTTGTTCTTCAACTGCGACACAACAAAATCGTTGTCCGCCTTGGGGATCGCGCTGGCGAGCTGCTCGTAAGTGGCCGCCTGCGGACCGGACACTTTGAGCGTTCCCACCGCGCCCTCCAGCACTTCCGCGTCGACGGCGGCTTCGTTGTCTTTTGCCATGATCTTCTGGCTCCTCGTTCTGTTGTTGAAACTCTTGCTACGTCTGGCCGCCAGCTCCCCGAGCTGGGCCAGTGTCTCGTCAAACGTCTGGATCCCGTCGATCAGCCCCAGGCCAACCGCCTCGCCGGCCAGGTAGATTTTCCCCTCGGCCACGGCCTTAACCGCTTCCATGGTCATTCCCCGGCCGCGTACGATCGTGGCCAGAAAGTCCGCCTGAAAACCGTCCACGATCTCCTGGAAGTACGCCTTGTGCTCGTCGGTGATTTCGGTCCCCAGCGCACCGGCCGACTTGAACTGGCCGGTGTCGATCGGGATCGCCTTCACTTGGTGTGAGTCAAACCATCCCTTCCAGTCATAGAGCATCATCCGCGTACCGATCGACCCGATCCGGTCCATCCGCCCCGCGAAGATCTTCTCCGCCTGGCTGGCCACGTAGTAAGCGGCCGAGGCCCCCAGCCCTTCGAATTGCGCCCAAACCGTCTTCTGCCGCCGGGCCGCGAACACCGTGTCCGCCAGCTCGGCCAGGCCGTCCACCGACCCGCCCGGCGAATCCACTCGCAGCAGGATCGCGCCGACGTCGTCGTCATCAACCGCCGCCTCGACCGCAAGTTGGACTAGGTTCGTGGCCGAGGCGTTGAATAGCACCTGGAACATCCCGGCCCGCTTGGTCATCGGGCCGGTAATATCGATCACCGCCACGCCTCCGCTCTTCCACATCAAGAACTCCGTCCCGATCCCCCGCGGCGCCCGCATGGCCTCGATACCGTGCGCCTGCAGCGCCTCTCGGAGGCGATCCGCGGCCAGCGGCTCGATCGCCCAGAACGAATCCAGTGGAAAAGTCGCGGTGATCTCTGCCATGCCCATCATTCCTTCTCTGCGTCCCCGCGACTCTGCGCGCGATCCTCTGTTTCCGGCATGATCGACACCTGCACCCCGTCCGGGGTCGGCAGCGAGGCCACCTCCCGCCACGTCACGTCCAGCCCCGGGAACTCGGTATTCAGCTCCTGGGCCTTCACGTGCGCCTTGCGGATCAGCATCGCGTTGTCATCGCAGATCTCGTCGGACAGATCGCCCCAATCCATCCCGCGTTCGGCCGCCCGTCTCCGCTGGCTGGTCAGTGCGTTGCGGACCCGCAGCAGGTCCGCCGTAGCATCTTTCCAGGGGTCCACATACGGCCATGCACTTGGCTGGAACCGGTGCCCGAATATCTTGATGCCGTCTTTCGCCGCCGCGTTGCGCAGCGCGCTATCCCGGGCCATCCACTGCCGGACCTTCCAGTGGTATGTGGGCCGGTGAAACCGCGTGGCCAGCCACTTCTGATTCCGCCTGAAACCCAGCCGGGCCTGGTCGACCGCGCCCCGCCAGCCCGAGAAGTTCGTCTCCTTGGCGTCCAGCAGCACCATCACCAGCGGCATCCCCAGGTTGCAGCCGATCAACTGCAAGATCCACCTCGCAAACGGCACGAACTCCGGATTGGGCACGTTCGGCGAGAACCCCTGCAGCTCCTCGTCCGGATCGCCGAAGACCTGCAGCCCCGGCCCAATACCTTCGAGCGGCCACGTGCTACCGTCGCTCCGCGTCTGGGTCGTCCGCTCGCCCTGCTGCTCGGGCTCCTGGCCGGTCCCCTGCCAGCTCGGCCCCCGCTTGCGGAAGATCGCGAACGCCGAGCAGACCTGCGCCTGAACCAGCTTCGCGAAGATCACGTCGTCGATGATCGTGCTGGCCGTGAACATGGGGGCCAGCGCCGTGATCCCCCGGGTCTGAGTCGCCCGCCGCGGATCGTAGACGTGAAACACCTGTTTCTCGCCGTCCTCGCCGTAGGCCGGGATCTTCTCCACCTGCCCCACGCGGGACACCGTCTGCATGGGGCTGATATCATCCCTGGTGAACCAATACTCCTGGCGCTTGCGCTGCTGGTCGATCTTGACCCCGTGGATCACCGCGCTGCCGTCGGCGCGTTTCAGCTTGGCGTTGGTCGGTGTCCGTAGCCGGTGTGCCTCGACCAATTGCAGCGCCCCGGAGTCCCGCCCGGAGTCCCGGATCGGCAACGGCAGGATGTCGCCGGCCACGAAGCAGCTCCGCAGCACGATCTGTTCCATTTCCCAGAAGGTCAAGTCGCCGGCCACGTCGCACTGCTCGGCGTCCTCGGTCCAGTCGGTCCAGCGGGCAGCCAGATCCTTGTCCAGCTTCTCGTCCCCGGTCCGCACGTCCAACTTGAAGCCGTCCTGGATCGTATTCTGAACCGCCCGGGTGATCGTCTGGCCGATCGCCAGATCGTTCCGATCCAAATCCCGGGCATACTCCATCAGCTTCAGATACTGGGCCTCCGAGCGATAATGAAAATCCGCGCCGGACCCGGACGCGGAAACCCCGCTCCGCCGGCGCGTGAACCGCCCGGTCTTCGCGGCGTCGTAATCCGCCCGCAGGCCCGAGTACCACTCGGCCATCGTGGGTTGGTCGGAGTTGCGTCGCCGGGGTTGGACCATGGACAGGGGGAGGGATTAGGGATTGGGGATTAGGGGCTATGAAAACTCGCGTACTGAAAACGAATGCCCGTCGTCGTCCAGGCAGTGCTCAGACTTGAACGCGGCCATAGCCTCTGCGTGTTTCTTGCCGTCCTTCTTCCGGTCTACCATCCGCTTGAAATCCTCCAAGCTGCACGCCTTTCCATGCTGGTCGCGTATCTCCACCCCGGGCTGTGCCAGCACCTCCAACCATCGCCCGTAACTGGCAATACGTTTGCCGTCCCACGACTCACCCGCGGGCACCGCTTGAAATGTAAACGTCCAGCCCGCCGAGGATTTGCCGATATGCAGCCTGTCATCGGTTCGCCCGCAATGGGGGCAACGGTTGCACGTCGCGTAGTAGTTTGTTCCCATCAGTCTCGGAAGTCTTCCAAGCTCGTGTGCCGCACTCCGCCGGCGGTCTGCCGGAGGGATCGCCACCTGGTGGCCTCGCTGATCTGCTGCCGGAGCGATTCCGGGTCGGTGTGCAACTCGAACCCACCGCGGCCGCCCTGCACCGACACCTTGGGGATCACGCGCAGCAGCATCCGACAGGCCGTGACGAACGCGGCCGCCTTCGCCACCGAGTCGTCCTCGGCATAGGAAGCGTTGTCGTCGTACTCGGCCTGGATCTCGGCCAGCGTGCTGGAGCTGGAGAGGGTCGACAAAGGGATCGGGGGCTAGGGATTAGGGGCAAGGCTCGCTGAAGACCCCAGCCTAAAAGGCCCGCCGGCCAATTTGCACGCCAGAACGGCGCGTACGCAGAATACGGGCCCGGAAAGTCCGTACGGGGAGGGGGGGAGGGGGGATTGATGATTGATGAATGATGAATGATGAATGAAGAGGGGAGATTTGTCCGATTCCAGAGTCACGGGGAGACGGAAGAGGATCTACCACAGAGGACACGGAGGAGCACGGAGGAAAGAAGATCAGGAGCCAGGGGCCGAAGTCCGCGGCCGTGGCGGAAATGTTGTACCGTCTGCCCGGGTAATGGCGCCCTCCAGTATCGGCCAGATGTCATCCTCGGCATTCAGGCCCTCGTCAAGCAACCTCACGTGGGCCGCCCTGGATGCCGCCAGTAGGTCATCGGCCGCCGCGGCCCGTTCGCACAGTGCTTTCACCGGGAACATGCGGCCGTCGGCGCAATTGCCGCATAGGGCAAACTGGATTCGGGCAGCAAACGACGCGCAGGTCTCGGTGAGGATGCCGCACTTGCTGCACACCCAGTATTCCGTCGCGTCGGCCGGCTCGCTCCCGTCGGCGGCCGCTTTCCGCGCTGCAGTATCGACAATCAGGGACGCCAACCGCAACCCCATCGTGGCGATGCTGTTCGCCAGGATGTCGGCCACGCCCTTTTCCGCCGGGGGCAATTCTTCACACGGCTCACACATTCTCTTTCTCCTTCACTTCATCAATCATCAATCATCAATCATCATTCCGTCAAACGTCCATCCCCGCCGCCTCCGCCTCCCGCAGCCCCAGCGCCCGCTTATAGGATTCCTTCCAGCGGACCTTGGGCTGGTCTTTCAGTGCCGCGTAGATCTCCCGGACCCGCTGGTCGGTCTGCCCGGCCTCGATCGCGGCGATCGGCGCCTCCGAGGTCCCGGTCACGCACCGCTGCCGGACCCGGTTCATTTTACCGATCCAGATCGTGTCGGTGACCCACGGCTCGACGGTGCAAAACAGGTCCGCGGCCCCATCGGCCTCCAGTAACGGCTCGCAACTCACACTGGTTGACCAGCCGCACTTGCACGCGCTCTGCAGCGCCATGAGCCGTTCTTCGACTGTAGGGGCACCCGGTTCCCAGTAGCCCAGGATCCTATCGTCCAGCGCCCCGATCGTGAACCGAAACAGAACCTGCTGGCGGAACTCCCGCAGCCGATCGGTGATCTCCAGGATGCACTCCCAGTGAGGTTTGCTGACCACCAGCACGCGGTTGCCGGCCTCCAGCAGGTTCCGTAGCACCGTCATACACGGCTCCAGTACGGCCGGCGTGATATCGTGGGTGGTCGGGAACATCACGGTCCCGCCGACCTTCCGCCGCCGCTTCCGCACGTCCGACGGCCGGACCCGCATCCGCGGCCAGTCCTCGCCCTTCATCCGCCCGAACCGCTCCACGGCGTTGTAGCGAGCGTAGCAATACCGGCAGTCGTGCTCGCAGCCAGAGACGCAGTTGACCGACTCGACCGACCACTCCTTTGTTCCGCTGATCGTTTTTGTAGCCACGGTAATCCCCGCTGCGGATTGATGAATGATGAATGATGATTAGTCGATCGGCGGGCGGCCACTACCTGGCGGCGCCAGGGCTAGTCGCCAACCTCCATGGAATCCAATCTGGGCTGGCGTTTGCTTGACAAGAAAGGTATCGTACTCGCCGCCTTCCGTGGCGACAACGACCTTAGTCCGCTCCGGGATCTCTTTTACCCTCAGCGGCGGGTCTGCCGGCAGCATTGGCAGCCGCCTGGCGACTACGATCGCATCGGGATCACAGTGTACCTCCAGCCCGCTTTTCCAGTTGTGCAAAAGGAGCATCTTGCGTTTCGGCACCGCTTCACCTGGCCGAGTTGCTTCCGTTCCCATCGCGCCGCCCTCCTCATTCTGGATTTCCTCTGTGCCCCTCCGCGACCTCCGCGGTAGATCCTCTTCTTCCTTCCCACTTCTGCATTCATCAATCATCATTCATCAATCATCCTTCCCCGCGTATTCCCAAAGCCCCAGCCGGCCCTTGCACGGCACCGGGCGGGCCCACCTCCGCGCGCCCCGCAGAATCCAGCACCACGGCCCGCTGGCCAGCGGATCCTCGGCCAGCCCGTAGGGGTCCTCGTCGCCGAACTCCGCCCCCAGCGTCCGCTGCTTTGCGCCCGGCGAAGGGTACCGGACCACGTCGATCAGCTCGACCACCCCCAGCACCACGCCCCTGGGGCAATCCTCGACGGCCTGGGGCAACTCCCAGCCGGCCGCCCGCAGCGAGTCCTCGCCGGCCGGGTCGATCGACAGCCCCGCGTGGATCACCAGCCAGCCCCGGTACTTCGTCGACCAGGTCCGGTTCTCCACGGCCTTGACCCCCGCCATGATCGCGGAGGCCCAGGGCTGGTGGATCGTGAGGGCCTTCATGGGGGAGCCTCTACGGAATGATGATTGATGATTGAGGAATGCAGAACCCCTGGCCTATACTCGCCCGTGCCGGGCTGCCCATTGGGCGGTTTCTCCGCTGGTCAACTCGCGTGCGGTCTTGCCCAATATGTCCGCACGGCTGACCGCCACGCATTCGACCAGGTCGCCTCGACAGAACCAATAGCGCCGGGCCCCTTTGACCTCCGGGTGTTCGCGAAGGTATCCACGCAAGGCCGTCACGCGGGTAAACAACATCGGCTCTTGGCCGTCGGGTTGCTCGACTTGAAAGTATTTCATGCGGAGGCCCCCGATTCTTCTTCCTCGCCGACCTCCCCGTCGGTCGGAAACAGGTCCATCTGCCCGCTCAGGCAGTCCAGTCCGGCGAACAAGACCCGCTGCCGATCGGCGGCCCCGTCGTCGCAGTCGCTCACTGTAAACCGTTCCGTGTTAGAACTCCAGTCCAGGTATGCCGGATTCGGCCGCCGCGTTATGGGCCAGCTCCCACTCCACCCGGTCCATGGCCCGCCGCATCATCTCCTCGCGAGAGGGCATCCGGTCGTATTGCGAAAACAAGAAGTCCCAGAGCCGCTCGGTGCCGTCGTCGGTCTGGTATTCGGGAAAGGCCGTGGCGATCTGCTGGCCGATCTCGTCGTAACCGGGCACACAGGTATGGTCCTGGCCGCGGGCCAACTGCCGGCCGAAGCGGGCGCAAAACCCGTGGCGCCAGAACGGCCAGCAGCCCGGCTGGCTGGCGGTGTGCATCATCCAGGCCATCTCCCGGACCTCGTTCGGCCGCCGCCGCTTCCCCCGCTCGTTTTCCTTGACCTCCCAGTAGGCCGCCTGCACGTCGGCAAACCGCAGCCCCCGCTCTTGTGCCTCGCGCCGGATCGGATATAAAGGGTCTTTAGACATGGTGACCTCCCGTTCAGGTTGCCGCGTTCAGGCCCGGCCGGCGGCTGTAACCGCCGGCCGGTCCGCTTTGGATCTTGGTTCAGTCGCTTTCGTAATCGGTGGGCGTGGAGACTTCAGCAAGCTCTTCGCACCCGCGGAGCGTCTGTGGCCGGAACATGTCCGGGTCCGGATTCTTCTCCGCCAAAGCCACTTCTCTTTGGGCGGCGAGCACGATCATTTGCGCGTTGCTAAGCAGAGCTGCGGCGGCTCCCACGCGGGTGCGGTGTTGCTTTGGCGCTCCGCCAAACCAAAGTGGATGGGACCACCAGCCATCTGCGTGGCGGAAGACCCGTGTCTGACCGTTGAGTCCTAGCGTGAACGACATTTCGACTTCTCCCGTTCTGAAGGAAACGTTTTGGAAGGGACTGTAACCCCGATCGACTACTTGTATTATCGACATCCGTTTGGGCGGTACAAGGACATTCTGCCGGCGGGAGGCGGATTAGGCCCGTAGTCCTTGGGAGGGTAGGACTTCCGTCTCCAAAATATCCGCCGAATTAGCCTGGAGTCGAGAGCCGAGAGTCGAGAGCCGCGCATGATCCGCAACGGAACCCCTTGGGAGGGTAGGACTTCGGGCTTCCTCTCGGAATTCCGCATTCTGCATTCATGATTCTGCATTTTCCGTCGGGTAGAACGCGATCTGTCGGCCGCCCGCCCCGCCGCGTCCCTGCCGGGTGATTAGCCCCCGCTCGACCAGCCCCCCGAGCTGCGTCCGGGCCGCGCTGGTGGAGAGGCCCGTCATGCGCGACACGAGCGAGACCGTGGCACCCGGCCAGCGCGCGACCACCTGCTCGACCGGCATCCGCGGCGCCGCCGAACCGAAGGCCGCCGAGCGGGCGTCTATAAACCTCCGCGCGTCCGCCGGCGCCGCCGCGGGGCCCACGTACTGGAAGCCGCCGGTGATCCGGCCGACAGAGCTGATGTGCTGAAGTTTGCCCAGCCCCTTGCCCGATTTCCGCAGTGCCGCGGCATAGAGGCCGGTTGTGCCGGTCGGGCCCGCTATCCCCACCCGCAACGTCTTCCAGTCCGGCGATCGCATCCGGTAGGCGATCATGGCCGGGTGACCCGTGGTCGAGAAAGCCCGCCCGCCGGCACCCCGCCAGATCGATCCGCAAAACGCGCTTAAGCGATTGCCGATCCCCAGTCCCTGGTAGTCGGGCAGGACCACCGTGCGGTGCTCGCGCATATCGCCCGCGCGACAGTGCTTCGTCACGCGGTTCAGCCACGCCGAAAAGGCCACCGGAGAATCGCCCCAGAACGCGGCAAAGCACTTCGCCCCCACCAGGATGTTTCCGCTCAGATAGTGATGCCGCCGAAACAGAACCCAGGCTGAACGGTGGACCGGAGCGATCTCGATTTCGATTCTCGGTCGCCGAAGCCGCACCCTTGCCAGCCGCCCACTGGCCATGTCCAACACCCAATCCGCCTCCAGCCAGTTTACGATATCATAGTGGCAGGACACGGCCACGAACTTTCGGGCCAGTTTCCCCTTGCGGATCGCCTTGCTGACCGCCGCCGAGCCCACCTTGGCCACCGTGCGATCGACCACGCTGGTGAACTCGTCGTAGACCACGATCGGCTCCTCGCCCAACAGCGCCCGGGCCAAATCGCAACGGAACTGCTCGCCGTTGCTCAACACCGCGTAGGGCTTGACCCAGCTCGGCGGCGAACTGAACCCCACCGCCGTCAAGGCGTGCGTGATCCGCTTGATGGGCAGATCCCCAAACCCGTCCACTACGGCCTTCTTATTGTCCCACCGGGCGCCGGAGTAGACTGCGCTACCAAACGCCTTCCGGGCGATGGTGGTTTTGCCGCTGCCCGAGGGCCCCACGATCGCGCCGATCTGCCAGTCCTCGGCAGCGTCCCCTTCATCCACCGCCGGAACCTCGACCGTGAACCGCTCTTGCAGCTTCTCTTCCAGCGGCACGTCGAACATCCCGGCGAGCTGGTCGACGTGGAACGATCGCCGTACCGGGCAGGACACTACAGCGTCAATAGTCGGCATTTCCGCCCCTCCTGCTGCAACTGCTCATAGACGGCCTTCTGCTCGTCTTCGCCCTCGCACTCCACTATCACGTTGTAATGCTCGGGCGCCGGCTCTTCCGCCGCCCCTCCCTTTTCTTTCTGGCTCTGCGTCTCTGCGTCTCCGCGCGAGTCTCCCTCCCCCGCCGGCTCCTCGACGGCCAGCGCCAACTCGGCCAACTGCAGGGCCGCGGCCAGGTCGGGCGTGCCCGCCTCCAGCTCCGCGATCTGCACCGCCAGAATATCGAGATCCCAGCCGGCCAGCTCGGCCGTGCGGTTGTCCGCGAGCGAGAAGCCCCGCTGGGCGGCCTCGTCCTGCTCGACCCAGACCACGGCCAGGTGCTTCCAGCCGAGTCCTCGGGCCGCGGCCAGCGTCCCGTTGCCGGCCACCACCTGCGAGTTGCGGCGGTTGACCACGATCGGTTTGAGCTGACCAAACTCGCCCAGGCTGGCGGCGGTCGCCGCGATGTTCGGCTCGTCGTGGGTCCGCGCGTTTTGCGGGTCGGCCGTCAATTCCTCGATAGACACGGCCAGCGGCCGCAGATCCGCGGCGATATGCCCCAGCTCCCCAGCCGGCTTCTTCTTCGCGGCCCGCTTTTTGGTAGTCATAATACTCCGGGGTAGAACTCGCTCATTCGATTATCTCCGTGTTCTCTCAGGCGGTTGAAATCTTCCATTTGCGCGTGCACAGAATGCGCACCCGCGGATAAAAGGCTCCGAGATGGAGGCCACGGATGGATCGCGGAAGAGTATCGTGCGCGACCATGCCACCCAGGCCGCCGGATTCCACCATCGGATGCGGTAATACCGTCTACCACCGCGGCGGCCCGGTAGCAGTTCCAGTTCCAGCGTTACGGCATCGCACAAGAGGGCCTCAATCAGCTCCTCCACGGCCCTGTGCAGTTTGTGGACTCTCCGCAACACAAACCCCGGCCTTTTCATGTTCTCCCTCCCTCTCTGCGCCCCCGCGTCTCCCTTCCCGCTGGCCTACTGCGTTGAAGTCTGCGCAGCGTCTCCTCGAACGGCAACCCCAACTCTTCGCACCGAGCCCGAAAGGCAGCCCGCGCATCCTCAATGGCCTTCTGCTCGGCGACCACCTGCTTGCACTCTTCGTCAGTCATCTCCTCGCGCGTGCTGGTGTCGGCAGTTTCATCGGCACACAAAGATCGGCTAGTAGAGAGCCAATGGCCTTTCATGCTCTTACTTCCTCCGCGTCCCCGCGTCTCTGCGCGCGGCCCTCTTCCCTCTCCCGTTCATAACTCTACATCCTGCACACTACAGTCAATTTGCTCCAGCAGCCAGAGCACGGCCTGGGCATGATTGCCCACGCGCTTCCCGTCGAGGGTCCGCTCGCCGGCCAGGTCCAGCCCGGTGAACACCCGCCGCATCGTCGCCCGCTGCCGGGCGTTCCGTAACTGCACGTCGACGTGGCGCGGGCAAGTCCCCTCCTCGCCCGGCGCGATCGGCGGCCCCTGGGGCACGGAGATGATGGTGACGGGGCGAGGGGGCGAGGGGGTGAGGGGGTGAGGGGCGCCGTCCACGTCGGCGTCGGCCGCCAGGGGCTCGAACTCGCCTGTGTCGGGATCCCACGTCCCATCGACAAGCTCCCCTTGCCCGTCCGACGCCGGCATCACCCGGCCACGGTGCGGTCCGGCGCCGATCTCGTCGCCGGACCGCACCGCCGAATCCGTCGCTGTGCGATCATCCACCGCCGCCGGCGTCGATGCGGGCCCCGCGCTTTTCTTCTTTCGCTTCGCCATGGTGTTTTCCTCTATGTCCTCGGTGTTCTCCGTGGTAATTCCCTGGCCGCTCGAGCCGATCAATCTCCCGGCTCAGGATGCCAACCAGTGACAACAACATGTCGCGTTGGGCTGCGACGACTTCAACTTCTTCGTGCTCGTCATCATCCAGAAAGCTGGGCGGAAGCTGCCAGTTGGGAAGCTGCCACTTGTCTACCACTGCAGCTTGCGCGTTTTCCTCTGTGTCCTCCGTGTCCTCCGTGGTAATTCGCCGCCCGACGATCCAGAGGCCCTGGCCGACGCCACCCATCGCGACGCAGATCAGCAGCAACACAAACCAGTCCGTGCGACTCAGCCTTTCCTTCTCCATGATCTACTTCCTTTCTTCTCTGCGTCTCCGCGCCTCGGCGCGCGACTATCTTTCAGTGACACCGCCGTCCGTGTCGCCGACCGCGCCCACCGCCGCCGGCGTCGATGCGGGCCCCGCGCTTTTCTTCTTTCGCTTCGCCATGGTGCTCTCCTCTGGATAGTGATCTCAATCCCAATTCCAACATCGCTCTCATCTCCGCCAGCAGGCGCAACCCGATCGCCAGCGGACTGATTCCGTGCGTTGCGATTTCTCCCTCCGCGTCTCGGCGTCTCTGCGCGCCAACCCTCGCCCTTCGCAGCTCCATGACCTGCTTCCTATGGGCCCTGCGTCTCCGGGTTTCCCTCCGGCGCCTCGGCCTCTTCTTCGGCAAGATGATTCTCCTTCTTGAAATAGGTGGCCAGGCTGAGGGTGATCAGTGCCATCTCGCCGTTAGCCCATGCCTGCCTCAGGCGAGCCATTGCATCACGGACGGCCGGGCCACCGTCGGCTACAAAGCCGGTCTCCATGGCCTCCCACTTCGTGGATCGCTTTATGCAGCAGAGAAGCTCGTCAATCAGTTTCAGGTCGCTGCTCCGCTGCTCCTTCAGGCGCTTCACTATGGCGCACGCACCGGCTTCTTGTCGTACCATCGCGTATTCCCGCCCTCGACATATCGGAAAAAGTCGCGCAGCCCGGGCTCGGGGTAGTACGCCAGGCTCCAGAGCCCCCACGCGAGTCGCCACGTACGCTTCCCGCGCCACGAGCCACTGAACCAGCTTGGCCGCCAGTTGAATCGCTTGCCGTCATGCGGGCGCAGGTCCTGCTCAAACGTAAATACCATGCTCACCTTTCCGTGGCCAAGAAAGCCCGCCCATCCGGCATCCGCACCGGCGTAGGCCGCGACCCGGCCGGCGCCGGTGTCCGCGCCCCTTCCGACGTGCCCACGATCCGCACGCCCAGCAGGTGCCCGGCGCAGGTGGCCAGGTAGCCGGCGTCGAAATAGTGGTTGGCCCTCGACTGCCGGACCCAGCGGCGGAGCAGGCCCTTGCCCGGTTTGAACTCCTCTTGGATCTTCTCCGACTCGCCGATCTGTTTTGCGATCGTGGTGTGTTCGTTGGGGTTGGTCGAATGGAAAAAGACCAGTGCCCCGGGCTGGCCCTCGGGCGTGGCCAGCCGTTCGTGCAGGTTCGACTTCCACTGATCGGAGTTGACCTCCACGCAAAACACGCGATCTTTCGGCAACAGCGAAATATGAAAACCGTCCCCGAGGTGCTTCACTTCGGCACCGGTCTTCTTGGGCTTCGAGTAGCTCTTGGCGTACTGCTGCCCGGCCCCGCGGCCCAGGCACGGCCGGAATCGCCGGTCGGTGCCCTGGCGTCGGACCCACTCGAATATGACGGCGGTTTGGTAACCGGCGTCGATCCACACTTGATCGGGGATCCGCGGCTGGCCTGCGCGGGTCTGCCAGCCGGCCAGCACGATGTTTTCCCGAAATTCATCGAGGGCCACGCAGACCGCCCGCTCCACTCCGAGGTCGTCGGTGAGGATCTCGAAGTAGCCGTAGTCCACGACGTGCCCCGAGCCGTCCTCTCGCCAGGCGATCGCGATCCAGGCCCCGAATCGCTTGTGGATATCCACGCCCACGGTCAGGAACTTCGCGTCCTCGGGCACGAGCCCCTTGGTCTCCCGCCCGACGCGCTTCTTGATCTGCTCGGCCGAGAGCGGCGTCTCGTCCCAGAGTGGCGGCTTGTACGGCACGGCCCAGTAGAATTGCAGCAGCTCCTTCTTGGCGTTCTCTTCATCTTCCGCCCGGGCGGCCGACCATTCCTTGGCCGCGATCTTGCCGGTCGACCAGAACAGGTTTTGGAAGGCACTCCAGCGGAACCCGAGCGTATCGGTCTCGGCCGGTTTTCCCATTATCTCCCCGCCGGGTGTCAGCTCCTGGCCGCGGTGCAGCAGGCGGCCCTGCTGGACCATCCGGTATCGCTGCTCGTCGGTAATCTGCTCGCCGCAGTCGGGGCAATAGAAAGAGGCCTCCCGCGCGGCCTGGATCTTGGTCTCGGCCTCTTGCCAGCCGTGCAGGTGCTCTCGTTCGGGGGAGACCCATTTCGTGCAGTGCGGACACGGGTGAATGATCCGCGTGGTGGTCCCGGCCAGGTACTCTTGCCAGATCCGGCCGCCCTCGATCGAGACCGTGCACTCCAGCGAGATCTCCCGCTCGGAGTCGTCATACGACGCGGTCCGTGCCTCGAGCTGGCTGATCGGGTCGGCCTCACGGCTGGCCGCCCCGGCGGCGTCGAACTTGTCCACCTCGGTGGCCACCATCACGCGGGCCGTGAAGCCCGACCGCTTTTCATCCTTGCCCCGGCCGGACATGAATTTCAGCTTGGCGCCGTTTCGCAGCGTGACCGATTCCAGCTTGGTTCCGCCGCGGCTCCCGGCTCCACTGGCCGGCAACAGCCCGGCGTACCGCGTTCGCTCGATCACCGGCCGGATCTCGTCGTTCCACTTGTCGTGTGCCACGTCCATCGTCGGGACGCCGCAGACGACCGACTCCCGCATCTCGAACAGGTAGTAGCAGACCAGCACCGCAAATCCGTGAAAGGTCTTTCCGCTCTGCACGCAACCCAGGATCGCCCGGCGCCGCCACGGCCCGCGGTCCAGGCAATCGAACAAGAGGGCCCCGTAGGGCTGGCGGTGAGCCCGCCACTTCCGCCCGGCGAACTTTCCCTCGGGGATCACGATCTCCTGCTCGGCGAACTGCCGGATCGTCCGTACGGCCGGAGCCCGGGCCGCGTCGACCAGCCAAGACAGCTCGTCATGCGCCGCTCGCCTTGTCGCGGGAGACAGGTCGCCGACGCCGCTTCCTCCGATCACCGCCACGGTCATCGCCAGCCTCGCTGCCAGGTGTCTCGCCGAAGGCGCGGTCGATCTCACGCTGCACATCGTCCAGGGCCTCCGTCATCACGTCGCCGGCCTCCGGGCCGAACTGCCGCCGGAGAATCTCTCCCGCCGAGCGGATCACCGCGGCCATTTTCCCGTGGGCCTGGTGCAGCTCGTCCCGAGGCAACAGCGAGCCCTCTTTCTGAAGTCGCTCCAGCCGTGCCAACTTGGCCCGCTCTTCCCGATAGCGCTCCAGTGCCGGCGAGGCCACGCCGCCCATCATCGGATCGTCCGAGTCGGGCGCATTCAGTCGCGTGGAGTTCGTGGCCAGAAAATCGTGCAGCCACGAAAGCAGGGCCGCCAGATCCACGGTCCGCCCGGCGATCGGCATCCCGTAGCGCTTGGCCTGGTCGATCAGCACGCGGGCCGACCGGCCGGACATTTCCCGGTAGTCCTTTTTCGGGCAGGTGCGGTAGTATCGCCACCGCCGCTGGGCCTCCTGTGCCTTCTCCAGCCGCTTCAGCGCCGCCCGCTCTTGCGAGCTGGGCACCTGGCCGGCCTGCACCTTGCGTAGGGCCGCGGCGGCAAGCTGCCGTTCGATCCGCTCCGACGCCGACTCCGCCGCCGCGTTGCGTTTTCCCATGGTGCATAGGTCACAGTCTCTCTGCCGACGTAGTCGCACGCAACCCCGCGGCCGCGTCACAGCTCATGCCGGAGCTGAATCACGGCGTCGGTAGCCATCGGGTCACAGCCCCGCAGCCAAGCGAATCACGGCGTCCCAGTCCAGCGGCATCGCCGTACAAGAGTGAGTGAGTCCAAAAAACGCCCTTCCCGCAAAAACACCCCACCCG